TCCTTTCATTCAAGAAGGTGAGAAATTGAAATTTACTTATCTGAAACAACCGAATCCTTTTAAAGATTCAGTAATATCTTTTCCTCAAAGATTACCAAAAGAGTTTGATATGCAGATGTATATTGATTATGATACTCAATTTGAGAAGGCCTTCATTGAACCAATTAAAGTGATTCTTGATTGTATGGGATGGTCTATTGAGAAAAAGACCTCATTGGAAAGTTTCTTTGGATAAATTATGAGTTATGTTTATTTTATATTAGATGAAAAATCTAAAGCAATAAAAATTGGTAAAGCAAATAATATAGAACAACGACTTTCTGATTTACAAACTGGAAATCCTAATATTCTAAATGTAATTCATCAAATTGAATGTAAGTCTGAGGAACATAGTTTCTTTACAGAGAAAAAATATCATAAACAACTGAAAGAATTTCACATAAATGGTGAATGGTTTCATTATGATGAACCAACATTTGAAAAAATCTTTAGTGATGATATAAATTATAAACCAAAAGAGAAAAGAAATCCACTAAAAATAACTACATTATTTGGTGAAGAATGTATAGAGATGTTTGGTATTAAAAACAGTCCTTCATGTTATTTTTATCCAAATTTAATTGCACAAATAATGCATAATTATGAAGAATCATCGAAATTAAAAATACCATTTAGAACTATGGAATATCCAACACATGGAAAACCAATGTTATTACCTTACTCCAATAAAAAAGATATGGTTTTTATTTCAACTAAAAAACATAAAGAAAATATGGAACTGAATAGATTTAAAAGTATTGAAATTAATTCATTGGAAAGTTTCTTTGGATAATATTCGTGTCATCAAAACAGGTATCAATGTTTCAAAGATAATTAAACAACTGAAACAATATCCTGAAGATTGGGAAAACCAAAAGAAATTAGATGGTGCTCAATCATTGATTGACCGTGGCTTTGATGACTTGCCTGCCGGTGTATTACAACTAGTCATTGGTGGTGTAACGAATGTAAATGATTTTGTTGGTGATAGTGAGATTTGTATTCCCACTCCTGCTTATGATAGACACACAGAGATTATTGGTTTTCTAAAAAGACATTTTAAAAATTTCAAACGATGTGGTTTTCTATCATTAGAGGTTGGTGGTACAGTTGGTCGACACATAGATGAAGGCACTTATTATCTAACAAAAGATAGATATCATTTATCCATTCAAGGTCGATATAAGTATATGGTCGGAGACGAAGAAGTGATTGTTGAACCGGGTACTTTGTTGTGGTTCAATAATAAATTATTGCATGGCACAGAAAATGTTGGTGATTGTACAAGAATCACCTTTGTCTTTGATGTACCACATTCAAAATCAAACCCATAATGTTACAAGTTCTATTACCTTTTTTAACTGCAATTGGTCTATCAGGCATTGCAGCTTACTATTCAGTTATCGGCCTAGCACAGATATTTCCAGGTTCATACTGGCCAATTATCATCATGGGTTCGATACTTGAAGCATCAAAATTGGTAACAGTATCTTGGTTATATAATAATTGGAATAATACTGTTAATGTGATGCGCTACTATTTTTTAGCAGCCATTATTTTATTAATGATGATTACTTCAATGGGTATTTTTGGTTTCTTGTCTAAGGCACACCTTGAACATTCATCGGATAATGCACCACTTGTAAACAAGATTTCAATCTTAGATGAGAGAATTAAAACAGAGAGAGAGAACATTGATGCCAATCGCAAAATACTCAAACAATATGATGAGATTGTGGACCAAACGATGGGTCGCACAACAGATGAAAAAGGTACCGACAAGGCGCAAGCGATACGCCGTACCCAACAGAAAGACCGTAGTAGAATATTACAAGATATTCAACAGTCGCAAACCACCATTGCCAAATACTCCGAGGAACGTGCGCCTCTATCTAATGAGCTTAAGAAAATCGAAGCGGATGTTGGACCAATCAAATATATTGCCGCCTTACTCTACAATCAGGCGGTTGATGTGGATATCATTGACAAAGCGGTCAGGCTGGTAATTTTATTAATCATTGTTGTGTTTGACCCACTTGCAATTCTATTATTGATTGCCTCAAATCAAACATACCGAAAAATAAAAGAAGAAGAATCGGAACCAATTGAACCATATAAACGCAAGGTAAAGAAGAAAAAAGAGGTTGCCAAATCAACAGCACCTAGTGTAGAATTGTTCATGGAAGATACAGAAGTCATAAAGAAATCAGATATCGTAGAAATTAAACCTCGAAAGAATACTCTTGAGGGTGGTACATTTTAAAAGGAAATATTATGAGTTTACTAGACAAATTGAAAAAGAATTCAACAATTAAAGATAGCGCAATTCTATCCAAATCTAAATTCTTTACTGAAAAAGATATGGTACCAACAGAAGTGCCGATGATTAATGTGGCACTATCTGGTCGCCTTGATGGTGGTATTATTCCTGGTCTTACTATGTGGGCAGGACCATCGAAACACTTTAAGACTGCCTTTAGTTTGTTGATGGCAAAGGCTTACATGGACAAATATCCAGAATCAGTATTGTTATTCTATGATTCAGAATTTGGAACACCTGTTAAATACTTTGAAACATTTCAGATTGATATGGACAGAGTTCTACATACACCTTTAACTGACATTGAACAGTTGAAGTTCGATATTATGCAACAGCTTCAAGATGTGAACCGTGGTGATAAACTAATTATCATCCTTGATTCTATTGGTAATCTAGCATCTAAGAAGGAAGTAGAAGATGCACTTGAAGGTAAATCTGTTGCAGATATGAGTCGTGCGAAACAAGTTAAGAGTTTGTTCCGCATGGTAACACCACACTTGAATCTAAAAGATATTCCAATGGTGGTTGTCAATCACACATACAAAGAGATTGGTATGTTCCCGAAAGATATCGTTGGTGGTGGCACAGGTTCTTATTACTCAGCTGACAACATTTACATTCTTGGTCGTCAGCAAGAAAAAGATGGCACCGAAATTGTCGGTTACAATTTTATTATCAATGTAGAGAAATCCCGTTATGTTAAAGAAAAATCTAAAATACCTATTTCTGTATCTTTTGATGGTGGTATTAGTAAGTATAGTGGTCTACTTGACCTTGCGATTGAATCCGGCCATGTGGTCAAACCAACCAATGGTTGGTATGCAAAGGTAGACCAAAAGACTGGTGAAATCGGTGATAAGAAACGTATCGCTGACACATCAACACCAGAATTTATGGAACCGATTCTGAATGATAGTAAATTCAGAGATTTTATTAAACACAAATATGAGATTGCTTATGGGAACATTATGGGAGAAACTCCTGTTTTGGAAGAAGCCGAAGATGCTGCTTGAAGGTAAAGATTACCGCTTCATAGACTTCACCAATTCCGAAATTACAGGAATTCAAATTCTTGAAGGAGAATTTGCCGGTGTAGTCTATCATTATGGTAAAGCAAGAGTTCAAGAGGCAGGCGAATTTGCAAAACTACAATTCGGTTATACACTCGTCCACTCAGGTAAACATGACATAGATGAGTTGCAAAACAACGAAGAATTTGTTACAATAATGGGTGACATACTAACAGAGATTTTGATAAATCAACATAATGAACCGACTAGAACATTCAATACTGAAGAACCTGATTTACAATGATAGTTATTGCCGTAAGGTATTACCATTCATAAGTGCTGACTACTTTTCGGATGATACCGAAAAAGTAGTATTCAAAGAAGTTAATGAGTTTGTAAACAAATATAAAAATTTACCAACACATGAAGCTTTGGTGATTAACTTCACAGAAAGTAAATCTCTAACTGAAGCACAAGTTAGAACATCTATAAATCTTCTCAATGAGATTCACGAACACAGAGAAGAACCTACCGAAGAACAATGGCTTATCGAGCAGACTGAGAAGTTCTGTCAAGATAAAGCCATTTACAATGCCATCATGGAGTCTGTTTCAATCCTTGATGACAAGAATCACAAGACATCCAAAGGTGAAATTCCAAAACTTCTAAGTGATGCTCTTGGTGTTTCTTTTGATTCACACATTGGTCACGATTATATCAACGATGCAGAAGAACGATTTGACTTCTACCATCGTGTTGAAGAACGTGTTCGTTTTGACCTTGACTTGTTTAACAAGATTACAAAAGGTGGATTACCTGTTAAGACTTTGAATATTGCTTTGGCAGGTACAGGCGTTGGCAAATCTTTGTTTATGTGTCATGTGGCTGCCGCCTGTATCAGTCAAGGTAAAAATGTTTTGTACATCACACTTGAGATGGCAGAAGAACGAATCGCTGAACGAATCGATGCAAACCTTCTTAACATTGATATACAAGAACTACACACAATTAGCAAACAAGATTATGACCGTAAGTTTGATGTGTTGAGAAGTAAGACACAAGGTAAACTAATCATCAAAGAATATCCAACTGCTTCTGCTTCTACATTACATTTCAGGTCTTTGTTACAAGATTTACATCTAAAGAAGAACTTCAAACCAGATATCATCTTTGTTGATTATCTGAATATTTGTTCCTCTGCTCGTATGAAACCTGGTAATAGTGTTAACAGTTACACTTACATCAAGGCGATTGCTGAAGAATTGCGAGGTCTTGCTGTTGAGTTTGCTGTGCCTATTGTTAGTGCAACACAAACAACAAGAAGTGGTTTTACAAACAGCGACCCTGGTCTTGAAGATACAAGTGAATCGTTTGGTCTGCCTGCAACTGCCGACTTTATGTTTGCTTTGATTACAACAGAAGAACTTGAACAACTTGGCCAGATTATGGTTAAGCAATTGAAGAATCGTTATTCGGATCCAAACAACTATAAACGATTCGTTATTGGTATCGATAGAGCAAAGATGAAACTATTCGATGCTGAACCTGATGCACAGAATGGCATTGTTGATAGTGGCCACGATATACCAGATAAACCTTTAAATACTTTTGGTGACCGTGAAAGAAAATTCAATAGTAAATTTGAAGGAGTGAGAGTTTAAATGAAGGTCGTAAATTTAAATCGTGAGTTACCAAAAGAGAAACGTAAAAAAGATTTATTGGAAATCATCGATTCGTTTCGTCAAAGAATAGTTGATGATGAAGTTGAAGAATTTGTTATTGCTTCTATGGATCCAAATGATGGTGAAGTTGTGATTACAGTTTGTTGCCAAGATTATGTGGGTGCAGTAGGCCTATTTGAAATTGGTAAACATATATTATTTCAAGTTAATGAAGAACAATGAGTTTAAATAGAGACCAAGCACTTCATTGTGCAAAAGCATTTGCAGACTATTTCGATAAGTTTTCCCGTATCGATGAGTATATGCGGGAGCAAAAACTTAATTCATTGGCTGAAAGACCTTTTGTTTTACCTGGATGTGGACCAGAAGAAGATTTATTTTCTGATTTTTCCATGTCACCAATGGATATGGAGTTTGAAATTGTATTGATGGAACAGGAACGATGGGCTTCTTACCTTGATATTATTTCTTCACATAATAATCTTTCAAGTCCAGGTAAATCATTACGCTTTGGTGTTCTGGAAAAGAAAACAAATAAGTGGGTCGGATTCTGTCGCCTTGGGTCTCCAACGATTATGATGAAGCCTCGTAATGAGATGCTTGGTGAAGTCTTTACAAACACTCCAGAGGGTGCCAAATCGTTTAATAACACAACGATTATGGGTTTCGTTATTGTACCTGCTCAACCTTTTGGGTTTAATTACCTTGGTGGCAAGTTACTTGCGGCAATCTGTTGTTCACATGAAGTTAGAAATTTGTTGAATGACAAATACAAAATGAATACTTGTTTGTTTGAAACTACAAGTCTTTATGGTTCTTCAAAGGCAGCCTCACAATATGATGGTATGAAACCATATTTAAGATTCAAAGGTCTTACAGATTCAGATTTTCTACCAATGATGCACGGCAAACCATATGATGATATCAGAGATTATGTGGAAAAAATTAATGGTGGTCCTATTGTACCAGAAGATGCTTCAAGTCGTAAGTTGAAGATATCAAATACAATTATTGCTATGACAAAGGCTGCATTGAAAACACATAAAGATGAATATGATGCCTTCGTTACTACTATCAATAATGCTAAGAATTTGACAGAACAAAAGAGATACTATGCTTCAAACTATGGTTTTAAGAACTATGTTGATGTGGTACTTGGAAGAACCGATAAGTTGATACCAGATGAAAACTATGACAAGTTTCATATGGAGAAAATTGTAGATTGGTGGAAACAGAAGGCCACCAATCGGTTCGACAATCTAAAGACGGAAGGTCGTCTAAGAACAGAACAAGAAGTCTGGACTAGTGGAAAAGTGCTTGACATTATTCGTTAAATGCGGTAGGATAAATACTCCAAAATTGATAGGAGTATTAAATGGCAGAAGGAATATCAGGCGCAGGTGCGGAGATAACAGCATTAGCTGAAAGTCTGCAAGCATATGCTTGTGCAACTAGACAATATCTAGGTAAAGACCTTGTTGACATATCTCAAGTTACATCCAAAACTATTGGTGATGCCGAATGTGATAGGACATTAGACAAGTGTATGAAAACTTTGGATGAAAATTGGTTCACAAGTGTTGTCAAAACTGCAAATCAAATATTCGTAGATGTACCTGAAGCAAGAACTGGAAACAAATATAAGTTTTATCGTGGTGGTAAATTTGTAGATTCAATTTATAATGAATGGCGTAGGATGAAAAAAGATAGTGGTCTTACAGGTGATGATAAATGGAATCCTGCCGACATTTGGATGGTCAAAAAAGGTTTCACATTGAAAACAAAATGGCCAACATTAAGGGAATACAATCGATATATGTACGATGAGTTTGCTAGAAAGAATTTGATAGGCATTTCATTAAAGAAATTGGATCCAAAAGGTTCTGCTCACTCTAAAATTTTTAATGCAGGTAAACCATTGACAGCAGAATTTACTGGTGTCAAACTTGGACCAAATATGTTGGACTCAAAAGACATTTACATAAAATTTAAGTCTGAAGGTAAAGATGGAGAAATTCAATTGAGAAACTTCTCTAGTAGACCAGTACCATCGTCATGGCAAGGAGAAATTAAAGGTAAGACAGCTGCTGGTGGTAAAATTGGTGGCGGTGTGATTTTTGAAGGTGCCATAGATACTGGAGTTAACAGAGCAAAGTTAACATTACCTAATCAAACACCAATTGATAAACCTACTGAAGCACAATTTAAACAGTTTGCAACGATGTTTAAAGAATTGTCAAAGAGTAAAGAATCAATTCCTAATTTAATTATTCAAGCAAAAGCAGGACACAGGAAAGATAAGACTTGGTGGATGTCAAAGTATATTGGTATCGACCTTGTGTATACTATGATTAAAGAAAAGAAAATGGATCCTCTCTGTTCTTATATGTTTCAATATGCATCATCAGCCACAAAAAACAGTAGCATTTTCATAAAGTATAGTTAATATGAAATTCAAAGAATTTTTAACGGAAGCAACAGCAACAGGTAAGAACCTACACCTCGAACATATTGAGGATGAGATTCTTAATCGTGGTGTGCAAGGTGGTCGTGATGCAATTAATTTCTTACAGTCGTTGAGAGATATGCTTGCTGGTCATGCAAAATCTAAAGTGAACATTACCACGAAATGGGATGGTGCGCCTGCCGTATTCTGTGGTATTAATCCTGAGAATGGTAAGTTCTTTGTTGGTACTAAAGGCGTCTTTAATAAAAATGCCAAGTTAAACTATACCGATGAAGATATTGATAACAATCACCCATCTGAAGGTCTTAATGCGAAATTAAAAGTTGCTTTGCGATACTTGCCTAAGTTAGGCATCAAAGGTATTCTGCAAGGTGATATGATGTTCTCTAAAGGTGATTTAAAGAAACAAACAATCGATGGTGAAAACTATATTACATTTCAACCAAATACAATTGTTTATGCCATACCATCCGATTCTAAACTTGCTGCGTCTATGCAAGCTGCACAAATGGGTATTGTGTTTCATACTTCATACACAGGCAGAACTATTGAAGATATGAAAGCATCTTTTAATATTGATATCGGTAAATTATCATCAACAAAAGATGTTTGGTTCCGTGATGCATCATTTGTTGATGCTTCAGGTTCAGCCACATTTACAGAAGATGAAACAAAAGAATTGACAGGCATTTTATCACAAGCAGGTAGAATATTTCAATCGATTTCTTCTCTGACAGTTAATCGCATTGCATCTACTGAAACTATCAGAATTCAAATTGCAACATTCAACAACACCAAAGTTCGTGCTGGTGAAAGAATCAAAGATACTCAGAAACATACAACAGAATTAATTAAAACGATTGAAGCAAAATTAAATCAACACGTTCTTGATGCCAAGAAAGAAGATACTAGGAAGAAAAGAGTTGCTGAAAAGAATGAAGTTATGCGATTCTACCGCAGTAATGCATCTGAGTTGCGTAAAGTATTTGACTTTATGAATCTGATTGTTGATGCAAAATTAAAAATCATTCGCAAATTAGAAACTATTCGTGATGTTGGTACTTTCATTCGTACTGATGATGGGTTTAGAATTACTGCACCAGAAGGTTTTGTTGCAGTAGATAAATTAAAAGGTAACGCAGTTAAATTGGTTGATAGGTTAGAATTTGCCCACGCCAACTTTAATGCAGCTAAGAATTGGGACAAATAATGGCAGAGAAAAAATTTGATTTAAGTTCCATTATGGCCGAATACGGCGATAATGATTTTGGTTTTACGGCAATCGATGAAGAAGAATACAATTCGATTATTGCTGAAAAAGAAGATACTGTTGAAGAATACAAAGCAAGACTACATGAAGTTGAGAAATTGATTCTTCCATTTCTAACAAAACTGTTACAGACGGCAGACCAACCTATCATTAAGTGGCCTAATCGAAAGCCTGTATTAGAATCACAGATTCAAAAAATATTAAACCTAACTAGAGGATGATATGATTGTCCGTGCTGTAAGAAAGTTAAGAGAGAAAGTAGAAAAAGATATTCTACCAAAAGCTGGTGCAGGTCAATGGGGTACAGATGAGTTGAAAAATACTTATCTAAAAGATACACCAGGTCAAAAGATTACCAGGTTTAAAGAGTATAGGCGACATAAGTAATTATTTAACTGATTGGAATATTATGAAAGATTTGATTATAGGTGCTTGCACCAACTATGATTGGGACAAATTAAAGTATTGGGTTAACTCAATAAACAGAAGTGGTTTTACTGGCGACAAGGTTATGGTTGCCTTTAATATAAGCTTTGAAACTGTTGACAGATTAACTAAAGCTGGTTTCCAAGTTATTGTTCCTGGTAAATCCGATGAGGTGAACAAACAATTCACCTATCAATCTAACTTACCAATCCATGTGGAACGATTCATCCACATTTACAACTATCTACAAACACATGATGAATATCGGTATGTTATCACAACCGATGTGAAAGATGTTATCTTCCAACACAACCCATCTGAAGCATTAGACTTAGAACTAGGTGCAAGACAACTGTACCTATTTGCTTCCGAAAGTATGTACTACAAAGATGAACCATGGGGCAATCAAAATTTGATTGAAACATTTGGTCCTTTCTTCCACAATATTTTCAAAGAGAATGAAATTTATAATGTGGGTGTTCTTGCTGGTCGTGGCCATGCTATTCAAGATTTGGCAGCAATGATTTTTGCCATGTCAGTCAATCGACCAATACCAATTGTAGACCAATCAACATTTAACTTTATGATTTCACAAGAACCATATTTGTCAACAGCAAGATATTGTAAATCAGAAGATGGTTGGGCTTGTCAATTGGGTACAACTGTTGACCCAAGTAAGATAGAACAATTCAGACCTTTCTTATTAGAAGCATCACCAAAAATGATTGCAGGCAATGTTACAACATCTAGAGGAAAAGACTTTACAATTGTGCATCAGTATGATAGAATACCAGAATGGCGCAAAATTATCGAGGAAAAATATAATGACTAAACGAGTATTAATCACCGGCGGTGCAGGCTTTATTGCACATCATTTAATTGAAACTATTCTGGACACCACAGATTGGACAATTGTATCACTTGACCGACTAGACTTCTCTGGCAATTTAAATCGCCTAGAAGATATTATGAAGAAATATTCACCCGAACAAAAGAAACGGGTTGAGATTGTCTTTCACGATTTGCGAGCAGAAGTTAATCCACAAACCGCTGGTTTGATTGGTGATTGCCAACTTGTGTTACACCTTGCAGCTGGTTCTCATGTAGACCGTTCAATTGAATTTCCAATGGAATTTGTGCAAGATAATGTTATCGGCACAGTCAACCTTTTACAATTTTCAAGAACACTAAAGAACTTGGAGAGGTTTGTATACTTCTCAACTGATGAAGTATTTGGACCTGCACCTGAAGGTGTTGACTATAAAGAGAGAGACCGATATAATGCTACGAATCCTTATTCTGCCAGCAAGGCAGCGGGTGAAGAAATGTGTGTTGCCTTTGAGAACACTTACAATATGCCAATTTACATTACACACACAATGAATGTGTTTGGTGAACGTCAGCATCCAGAGAAATTTATTCCTAAAGCCATTCGATATGCTCGTGATGGTGAAACACTAACTATTCATTCAGACAGAAGTAAAACTAAAGCCGGTTCTCGGCACTATGTTCATGCAAAAGATGTTGCTGATGGTTTGATGTTTATTCTCAATTTACCTGAAGATTATGCCAAAGTTCCTGATTTTGGTGGTGCAAAGATTCCTAAATTTAACATTGTTGGACCTGATGAAGTAGATAATTTAGAGTTGGCTAAACTTATCGCAGAAGCACAAAACAAAGAACTCAAATATGAAATGGTTGATTTCCATTCATCACGACCTGGCCATGATTTGCGTTATGCATTATCTGGTGATTACATGGCAGCTTTAGGATGGAAACCAAAGATTTCTTTGCGTGAACGCATTAGAGATATGGTTATCTGGTCATTAGAAAATGATAAGTGGCTTAAATGAAAATAGCATTATGTCTATCAGGACAACCTCGTAGTGTAAAACAAGGCTATGAGTTTGTTAAACGCAACATACTAGACGGTAACGATGTTACCGTTTTTTGCCATGTTTGGGAAAATCCAGAGGTCATAGATATTGAACTTTATAAACCTGAAGCGTATATGATGGAGAAATCTTTAACTGATGACTTATCAAAATACACAAGATTTCCACCACCACAACCAAATTGGAAAGTAAAAGATCCAGTCCGTTCAACATATAATCAATTGTATGCTATCTTAAAGTGCAACGAATTAAAACTTGTATATGAAGATGAAAACAGTATGAAGTTTGATTGGGTCATTCGTAGTCGTTTTGATTTTGCAATCAATGCTAAAATTCCATTTGAAGAATTAGATAACAGTAAACTTCACATACCTAATTGCCGTATGGTACCAAGTCGTGATTTTGGCAATGACCAATTTGCATTTTCTTCATCTGAAAACATGGACAAATATTCTGATACATTTAATCGTATCGATGAATTTTATGATTCAGGCACACAAATGATGTGTGAAGATTTGATGAGTGCAAATTGGAAACAGAAAGGTTTGATTGGTGAAAATCTTGTTTACTGTGATATCAATCACCCGTTTCCTCCAGGTCCATACAATGGAACTTGGCACAGTTTAATTCGTGAGGACTTTGAACAATGGCTTCGTTAGTAATTTGCATGGCTGGTTTGAATACCAGATTCCATGATGTTGGTTTTGATATACCAAAGTATTTGTTACCATGGAAAAATGAAACAATCATCCATGAGATTCTCAAACAACTAGGTAAATTTGATGAAATCCTATTGTTAGCTAATAAGCGTGATGTGTATTTCATGCCTAACTTGGTGAAAACTATTGAACCACTTGGTCTCACTAAAGATAATATTCATTATATTGGTGACACAAGTGGTCAAGCACATACTGCTTATATTGGTGCCTCACTATTAAAGAACAGAAATACCCTTCCCCATCCTTTCTTTGTTCATAATGCCGACACACTATTGATTGGCAGAGATTTCAAAGAAATTGAATCAACAATGTCTGATGGTTATGTTGATGTGTTTGTTGCCAACAATCCAAAATATTCTTATGTCAGGTCAAAAGATGGTCTTGTGACCGAGATTGTTGAGAAGGCTTTTATTTCTCCATTTGCAAGTTCTGGTCTTTATGGTTTTAATAATCCCAATCTATATCAAAAAATGTATGAATCTCTATCACAGGGATATATGGGAAAAGAAATGTATATTGCAAATGTGTTAGACTATATGATAAAGAATAATATGTCGATTGGTCTAAATGAATTGAATAATGAATATGAAACAATCGTTCTTGGTAGTCCACAAGAATACGGCCTTGAATTGGCAAGAATGAGTTTAAAATGAAAATAAAAGACTTGAAAGGTGGTTCTTTAAGTACCACAGAGTTACACGAAATTGATGGTGTTCATTATGTCAAAAAGAAAATCAATCTTGTCAAAGAAAGAGAATATGGATTTGTTCGTTGGTATTCTCAATTAAAGAAGATACAAAGATACTCTGTTGATTTTCCAAGTTTGTTTCCAAAAATTATTGATGTTTCATATGAAACAGACTATGCAGTTATGACTTTACAACACATGGAAGGTTTTAGAGATATCAAAACTATTCTATCCGAAGATAAATTAACTGAGCAACAGATTATAAAAATAGTAGATGCTATTTGGAAATCATTTGCTTTACTACATTCTAAAACTTATCCACCAGTTATTGGTGCGCCTAAGTTATATTATAAAGAAGAAGTGAGGCAGAAACTAAATGATGCTTTGATAAATGATGAATTTCTACAATTTTTCGGTCATGCTACAGGTGGCGTATTTGAATACAATGGTGAAATGACTCATGGTATATTTTCTTATCTTTATGAATTAGAAAATATATTCTTTGATTTGAAACTTTCTTCTGAAGAAAACATACATGGTAATCCAACATTGGAAAATATGTTGTATTCATTTGAGGAAGATAGAGTTGTTTTTATTGACCTCTATGAAGAAAGTATGATGGACACAAAGTTTCTAGATTATGCACAGGTGTTACAGTGTTCACGCAGTCATTATGGTTATATAAATGACCGTGATGTTGTTGTTATGGGTTCAAGTGTATCTCATAATTTAGAAATACCAAAAAACTTTGAGAAATTCAATTTCTATTTTGAATTGAAGATTCCAAACAATTGGATTAAGTTGGTAAATATATTAGAAGCCACACAATTCATTCGTATGTTGCCATTCAAATGTCGTGCTGGTGAGATTAAAAAGGCAAAGTTCTTCTATGTTCATGCCTGTAACTTATTAGGTAAGGTTTTAAATTAATGGAAAATGTATTAGTTAATTTTGACAATTTCAAAAGAACTTGGTCTGTTAAGGCAGAGTTACCTGTTTCTTTTACTGTCAAATATTCAAGTGATATTTTCAATTCATCTAACTTGGATTTGTTGTCATATAATGATTCTTATCGTAGGTTGGTTGTTATCGATAAAACAGTTTATGAAATTTACAAAGATGATTTGCATAGTTTTTTTGATAAACATAAAGTTGAGTTGAAATTATTTGTAATTGATGCAACAGAAGAAAACAAGGATTGGAAACATACAGATGAAGTTTTAAGATTCTTTGAAGATGTTGGTGTTCTTCGTAGAGAACCAATCATTGCTATTGGTGGTGGAGTTTTACTAGACCTTGTTGGTTTCTGTTGCAGTATCTATCGCCGTGGTATTCCTTACATTAAGATACCAACAACATTATTGGCAATCGTAGATGCTTCAGTTGGTGTTAAAGTTGCCGCAAATCATTTTGATAGGCGTAATCGTATTGGTGCATACTATCCACCAATCGCAACCTTTCTCGACAAGAAGTTTATCAAGACACAAAACGAAAGAGATATCGTTAATGGTATTGCTGAGATATTCAAACTTGCTGTTATCAAGAGTGAAGAATTGTTTGTCTTACTTGAAGAAAACTATGAACAATTAATTAATGAGAAGTTTCAATTTGGTGCGGTACCTGTTCGTGTAATCAACCTTGCAATCACAGGTATGATTGATGAATTGGCACCAAATCTATGGGAAAAGAAATTAGACCGATGTGTTGACTTTGGTCATTCATTTGGTCCTTTGATAGAGATGAATAACTTACCAAACCTATATCACGGTGAGGCTGTTGTGTTAGATTGTTTGTTCAGTTCTTGTATTGCAGAAGTTCGTGGGTATATCACAAGAGAACAGTTATCGAGAATCTTTATTTGTGCTAAAAAATTAAAACTACCAACATGGCACCAAGATTTTTCTAAGGTTCGTTTACTTGAGTCTGCCTTAGAAGATACAAAGAAACACAGAAATGGTAATCAATATCTTCCTGTGCCAATTGGTATTGGACAATATACAATGTTGAATAATGTTACTGTCGATGAATTGAGAGTGGCAGCTGATTTATTTGAGGAAATATGAAAACAATTTTAATTACTGGCACAACAAGTGGTCTTGGTGCTACGATTGCTCACCACTATCTCGAACAAGGTTGGAATGTAATTGGTTTAGCTCGTAGTGATTCTATATTTTCATATTCTAACTATAAACATTATAAGACAGACATTAGTAAAATCTATACAAGTTTAAGTGATACCTTTGACCAAATCGGAGATACTAAGATTGATATCTTGGTTAACAATGCCGCTATTTTTAAAATGAAATCTTTTTCAGAAACAAGAATTGATGATATGTGCGATATGATTGATATCAATCTTAAAGGTCCAATGTATGTAACTAAGTTTGCATTAAAAAATATGGAAAAAGGCAGTCGTATATTTTTCATCAATTCAGTTGCTGGTTTAGAACAATTAGAAAACCAATCTGTATATTGTGCCACAAAACATGGTCTTACAGGATTTGCAGGAGTTCTTGGTAAAGAATTGCAATCAAAAGGAATCAAAGTTACCAGCATACATCCAGGTGGTATTGATACACCACTATGGAACAAAGATGTACCTTACCCATGTGGTGATGTAAGTAAGGCAATCTCACCAATAGAGGTTGTAAAATTAATTGATTTCGTGTATAATAGTAAATTCAATATTGATTATAAAACAATTAAAATGTTCCCTGATACAGAATGGCATCAATGAGTATTATACCTGACAACCACCTTTTCATAGTTACTTCTGCCCTTAATACGGGCATTGGTGTTATTGATTTTGAAACTCGTGTCAATCAAACACTTGAAACCTTGAAAGTTCTCCGTGAAAGAGTGCCTCAAGCAATTATTACTTTGACTGATGCATCATCAAGACCAGTAGATAAATCTATCATGGATGAAATGTCGAAGTACAGTAACATAAATTTAATATTTCATAATGATAGTGACCTGTGTACACTTGCAAATGCTGGATTAAAATCACAAGCAGAAATTATACTGTTACATAAAACATTATCAATGTTCAAAATGAATGCTGATTTGTTAAAAGTCATGTCAAGTGTAAAGAGAGTTTACAAATTATCAGGTAGAACTAATTTGATTGATGGTTTTGACATTGAAAGATATAATGATAAAAACTTGTATGGTAAATATGTTTTTAAGAAACGTATGCCATCATGGATGCCTATCGATAAACAAGTTGGCACGGGTGCAGACCACTTATTGATTACAAGAATGTATTCTATCTGTATTTCTTTATTAGATAACTACTACAATACATTACCTTTGATTTATCAATCTGTGAATGAAAACAATATTGATACGGAACATGGACATTACAAGCACATAGATAAACAATACTTGGTTGAATTTGATAATTTGTATTGCCAAGGAACTATGGCATCAACAGGACTTACGGAAACATATTGATGATTGATGATAAACTAATTGAAGAACTTGCTCGTCAAGCAAAACCAAAATATCAACAAGACTACACTAACTTTAATCCAGAAAAAGATTATGTGATGTATTCTGGTCAGTTGTGGGACCATGACGAGTTTGCAGCTGGTCTTAAATCTTTTCTAACAGGTAAATGGTTGCCTGCTGGTGAAAGAGTTGAACAATTTCAAATGAAGTTTTCAAAGAAATATAATGTGAAGGCTTCGCACATGGTAAACTCTGGTTCATCAGCCAATTTGGTTATGATGGCCGCAGTTAAGAATCATCTACAATGGCAAGATGGTGATGAAGTTATCGTTTCACCTGTAGGATTCCCAACTACAATCGCACCATTGATGCAGAACAACCTCAAACCAGTATTCATTGATATTGAGTTTGATACATTAAACTTTGATGTGAATCTAATCGAAGAAAAGATTACACCAAAAACAAAAGCAATCATTGTTTCTCCTGTGTTGGCAAACCCACCAGATATGGATGCGATTGTTGATATCTGCAAGAAACATAATCTTGTGTTGATTGGTGACAATTGTGATTCACTAGGCACCAAATGGGATGGTAAATTAATTACCGATTTATATTACTGTTGGTCAACATCATTCTATCCCGCACACCATATGTCAACAGGTGAAGGTGGCATGATTTCATCCAACGACATTAAACTGATTGATGTTGCTAGGTCTATATCATGGTGGGGTCGTGATTGTTATTGTGTCGGTTCAAACAATATGTTACCATGTGGTACTTGTGGCAATCGATTCGATAAATGGTTACCTGGTTATGATGGCATCATCGACCACAAATACATCTTTGCATATGCAGGTTATAATTTGAAACCACTTGATATGCAAGGTGCTATTGGTATTGCACAACTAGGAAAAGTTGATTACATAGACCAGAAAAGAAAAGAACACAAAGAACGATTATCTAAACTGCTGACTAAGTATTTGAATGTTCGTATTGCAGATAAGTTAGAGAAGTCAGACCCATCATGGTTTGGTGTTCCAATTATTTGTGAATCACAAGAAGTGAAAGAAAAGTTAGTTGCCTTCTTTGAAGCAAATCGTATTCAAACAAGAAACTATTTTGCTGGTAATATATTGTTACATCCAGGTTTTAAACATCTAGATGATGCAAGTAAATATCCATTGGCAAACAAAGCACTATCTCATGTATTTTTGTTAGGTTGTCCTCCTTTTTGGAACGATGCAGTATTTGATTACATTGAAAAGGTATTAAAATCATGTCAGTAATTATTGATAAACCACACTACAAATTAACCGTAGATAAAAATCCAGTTTTTAACCCACCAGAGTTGAAAGAATTAGTTTTTAAAAAAACTTCATACAATGAAGATGGTTCTATTCTTACTTACAGTAAATTTGAATTGTATCTCACTGAAGATGAAATTAAAATGATTAAAGCTGCACTATGAAAGTACAAGTATTTGGTGGTAATGGATTTGTTGGTTCTGCTTATGTGAAAAGAAATCCAGATTGTATTGTTAAATCAAGAAATGACTACACCGTAGGTGCAGAAGATGTTCTTTATATGATTTCGACAGTTACAAATTACCATGTCAAAACAGACCCATACATTGATATCAAAACTAATTTGATGACGTTGATGATGGTGTTGAGTCAATGTAAAGATATGAATTTGACATTTAACTTTGTCAGTTCATGGTTTGTTTATGGTGAAACAGAAATGCCTGCAACTGAAGAATCAAATTGTTACCCAAATGGTTTCTATTCGATTACAAAAAGATGTGCAGAACAATTATTGATTTCTTATTGTGAAACTTTTGGTATCAAGTATCGTATTCTCAGATTGGCCAATGTAGCGGGTCATGGTGATAAGAAAGCCTCACCACAAAAGAACGCACTTCAACATATGATTAATGAATTGAAGTTAGGTCGTGATGTAAATGTGTATGATGGTGGTAATTTGTATCGTGATTATATTCATGTCAATGATGTTGCCCGAGCAATCGAATTGATATTGGAAAAAGGTGAAGTAAACACAATCTATAATGTGGGCAATGGTATGCCTCTTTTGTTTAAAGATATGATTGAGTATGCCAAAGAATTAGTCGGTGGGCAAGGCAAATTAAATCCAATCGAAATTCCACAGTTCCACAAGACAGTTCAAGTCCGTAGTATGTGGATGAAGAACGACAAATTGGCAGCGCTTGGATACACTCTAATGTACGATATGAAGGCTATCATTCAAGACATGGTGAAATGAATTTAATTCTATATCAGGCATATTACCAGCAAGAACAACTTGTTCACCTAGATTCGACTTTTACTCCTTACGACAATACGGCAAACGATGCACCACATTTGCGTGAGTTGCCGATGTGGAGAAAGTTATTAGAACAACACAAAGACTCCGATTTACATTGGGGTCTTTTGTCATGGAGATGGTTACAAAAAACTGGTGTACCACCAATAAAATTCAAAGAATGGATTCTCGCAAATGAAGGTTACGATGTTTATCATCTAGACCCTTTTGCATATCTTGCCAATGATTTTCCAAATTTATGGGTGCAAGGTGATATGTGGCATCCAGGTATGCTAGAGTTTGCAAGAATATTATTTCCAAAAATTGGCATCAATACACCAGTTGAACAGTTTAAATATCTACCTGAAGATTTTGGAACTTGCAATTATTTTGTAGGCAACTCTAAATTTTGGACAAATTACCTTGGTTTTATTGACCTATGTCTAAAACTATGTGATGAAGATGAACGGTTGAGCAACTACATATACAAAGATGGTCGAGAATATAATGGACATTTTATTCCATACTTTTCATTTGTTATTGAAAGGTTGTTCTCTATTCACAATATTTTGAATCGACAAATAACTGTTAAAAAATACCATGATTAATCAATTTGACTATGAAAAGTTAATTAAACAATATCAAGAAGGCAAACCATTTCGCCATGTGGTGATTGACAACTTCTTTGATGCTGAAACTGCATTGAAACTATCTGCTGAATTTCCAGACTTCAATGACCCTAAAATTTGGTCTGTATATAAGAACCCTATTGAGAATAAGAAACTGACTCCTAATTGGGACTTGTTTCCTAAAAATACATACCGAGCATTTACTTTGATGAATACTCCAGAGTTTGTTGATAAGATTCGCATAATTACAGGTATCAATAATCTAGAAGCCGATTATGGTTTACATGGTGGTGGTTGGCACATGACTGCTCGAGGTGGTAAATTGAATATGCACAAAGATTATTCAATTCATCCTAAACTAGGCAAAGAAAGACGCATCAACATTATCATCTACATGACACCTGCATGGGAAGAAGAATGGGGTGGTGGTTTAGAATTCTGGTCACATGATGCAGAGAAGAATCTACCAAAAGAATGTGTGACCAAATTGTATAATAAATTTAATCGTGCGGTTCTATTTGACACCGCAGATAACTCATGGCATGGACTACCAACAGAGCTCCAATGTCCAGAAGGTGTATATCGTAAGTCATTGAATATTTACTATGTTTCTGAAGCCAGACCGGAATCAGAAAAACACGATAAAGCTTTGTTTGCACCATATGGTGACCAAGTAAATGACCCTCAGATACTTGAATTGATTAAAAAACGGTCTAGTTCCAAGACATCCGGTGAAGTTTACAGAACACCGTAAATACATAAATAGTCTGTAAACTTGTAATATTATCGCTGTAGAGGCGGAAATGAAATTTAGAGAATTTTTAGAAGAACAAAAAGAAAACCATGCCGTTATGGCTTTTGGAAGGATGAACCCTCCAACAACAGGTCATGGTAAACTTGTAGACAAAGTTAAAGAGGTCGCCAAAAAAGTAGGCGGTTCTCATCATGTCATATTATCACATTCGCAAGACAAGGAAAAGAATCCTCTGTCTGCCGAAGATAAGATAAAACACGCAAAACGATTCTTTCCAGATACTAATCTTTCAGTATCGAACAAAGAACATCCAACATTCCTACAACACGCAGCAAAACTTCACAAACAAGGTGTAACTCATTTACACATGGTTGCTGGTTCTGACCGTGTTCCTGAATACAAAAAGAAACTCGCACAATATAATGGCACACACGAAGGTGCATTATATAATTTTAAAAAGATTACGGTTCATAGTGCAGGCGAACGGGATCCTGATGCTGAAGGCACAACTGGTATGTCAGCCTCTAAAATGAGAGGCCATGCTGCAAAAGGTAATTTTAAAGAATTTAAAAAAGGCATTCCCTCTCACGTTGAACCACATCATGCAAAAGAATTGTACCATGATGTTCGTAAACATATGGGTATTAAAGAAGAAACAGAACTTGATATTCTGTTTGAAGAAATTTTAGAAGAAGGTGTCCACGATAAAGCCATTTTCAAAGCAGTATTTTTAGCAGGTGGTCCAGGTTCTGGTAAAGACTATGTTCTTGATAACACACTTGCAGGTCATGGCCTAACTGAAATCAATTCAGATAAGGCACTTGAGTTTCTCATGGACAAAGAGAACCTCGACAAGAAAATGCCTGATAACGAAGAAGCACAAAGAGATGCTGTTCGTTCAAGAGCTAAAAGTATGACTGAATTGCGCCAACGATTGGCACTACAAGGTCGCAACGGCCTTATCATCAATGGTACTGGTGATGACTATGAAAAAATCAAACGCATCAAAGAAAAATTAGAAGCCATTGGTTATGAAACTTCTATGATTACAGTTAATACTCGTGATGAAGTTTCTCAACAAAGAAATGTTGAGCGTGGCCAACGTGGTGGTCGTACCGTGCCGGAAAACATCCGTAAAGAAAAATGGGACTCAGTTCAGAAATCAAGACCACAACTTGCAGAGTTATTTAAAGATAACTATGTTGAATTTGATAATTCTGAAGATTTGCGTTCTGCACATCCAGATGTAGTTAAAACCAAAAAAGATGAATTGTTATCTTTGTATAAAAACTTTCAAAAGTTTGTTTCTAAACCACCTAAGAATGATAAAGCAAAAGAATGGGTTGGTGGGCAATTAGGCAAGAAAGATACTTTACCGGTTCCTAAAAAAGGACAAGAAGCTGTACATCACCCAGCAGATAGAGATTCTAAAGCTACTCTACAAGCAAGACAATTAGGTTTAACCTATTTTGGTTTTGGTCGTTGGGGTAAAGGTGGTGTTGTTTCACATCATGTTGTGCATGGTCAATTAGTTGCCAACGAAACAGAAAAAAGAGGACAACAAACCGTGCAAGTACCACAAACAAAAACTATTGAGAAGATTAAAAAAGTTAACGAAGAATTCGAAAACTTTTTAAATGAATCGGTTACAGTATCGGTAATAGAAGAATCTAACAAAGTTGATTTACACCATAGTAAATTAATGAAAGATGGTAAAGGTAAAGTTAGAACTTTTATGATACGCAGAAATGCAGCCAAAGAGGCTCATACACACAATGGTGTCGTACATAAAATCGATAAGGGATATGTTGTTAAAATAAAGGAGAATGAAGATGTTAAAAGCATTAGTCAATTATTTAAAGTTGAAACCGAAGGTAGAAGAATCACCGAAAGTGGAAGTACAACCAGTTCCAGAACCAGAGGTGAAGAAACCGGCAGTAAAAAAATCACCCTCGAAGAAATCCGTGCCCGCCAAAAAGAAAAAATAAATGAAATTGATGGTGGTACAGAACCAGGTATGGCATTGAATGGTTACGCAAAAGAAACTATCAGCAGAAAACGTAAAGATGGTAAAGTAACTGTTACAGAATTAACTGGTGATGAAACTACTATGAGTATTGGTGATAAAAAAGAAGATGACCTTAAAAAAGTAGGCATCAATCTTTCATCATTTAAAGCAAAGAAATTTGTAGGGTAATATGAAAACATTTAATACATTTGTTGTTGAAGATTTACGCAAGTGGTTCAGTAAAACCGATCCAGAAGGTGGTTGGAAAAGAATCAACAGTAAAGGTGAAGCAATTGGTCCTTGTGCAAGAGAACCAGGTGAACCTAAACCTAAGTGTATGTCAAATGAAAAGAGAGCTCAACTAACTAAAAAAGAAAGAGCATCTGCTGTTCGTGCAAAAAGAAAACACGACCCTAATCCTGAGAGAAAAGGTGAACCAATCAACGTGTCAAACTTTGGTAAAGGAAAGATATCAGAAGCATCAGCAGCTGCTATTGCAGCCGCTACTGCAATTTCTAAAAAGAAATCTGGAAATTATGACAAAGATGGGTTAAGAGTTAAACCCTACAAGAATCCAGATGCTCCAAATAAAAAGTCAAATGAGCAAAGGAAAAAAGAAATGAAAGAAGAAATCGAACAAATCGATGAAAAGAATGTACCAACAAGTCCTGAAAAATGGGCACAAGCTAAAGCACAAGCTAAAGCTAAGTTTGATGTATATCCTTCTGCTTATGCGAATGGTTGGGCATCAAAGAAGTATAAAGAGATGGGTGGTGGATGGAAATCTGTTAGTGAAAAAGAAGAATTGCTTTCATTTAAATCATTCATCAACGAAAGATGCTGGCCAGGTTATAAAGAAGTACCAGGCAAAAAAGCATATGAACAAGGTTCTTGCAGAAAAGAAGAAGTTGAATTGGATGAAGTTGCTGCTTGGCAACGCAAAGAAGGTAAATCTGAATCTGGTGGCCTAAATCGTAAAGGTATTGAATCATATCGTAGAGAGAATCCAGGTTCTAAACTTTCAATGGCAGTTACAACAAAACCATCTAAATTAAAACCTGGTTCGAAAGCAGCCAATCGTAGAAAATCATTTTGTGCTAGAATGTCTGGCATGAAGAAGCGTTTGACTTCTGCAAAAACAGCAAATGATCCAGATTCACGCATCAATAAATCATTAAGGAAATGGAATTGTTAATACACGTTTTAGGAAATGAATTTCCTTTAAATTCTGCTTCGAATACAACAGTTAATACCGCTGTTGTGGTTAGATTAGTGCATACTGGTGCTCAAGAACATTTAATAACTATTGCTGATGGTGCTGGTTCAAACATTGGTACATTTACTATGTTAAATAATACCGAATTAATTTTAGAAAAACATAGAACAAACACTTTGCAAGTTGATAGTGGAACTGATGTTAAAGTCGTATCAATTGCTTATAAAAATTAACAACAAAAAAGGAAAAAAAATGGAATTCGAAAATAAAAAACTAAGAGATGTGGCTGATATTGCAGCTCGCATCATGTCTGGACAACCAGTTGAAGAAGAATTGAAAGGTGGTCAAGTTAAACTTGATAAGAACCACAATAACAAACTTGATAGTCAAGATTTCAAGATTCTTCGTGGTGAAAAGAAAACTGTCAAAGAAGAAGAAACTGTTGAAGAAGGCCTTAAAGATATGGCTAAAAAGGCAGTTAAGGTACTTACAGGTGGTTCAGATGAGGACCAACGCAAAGACTTACAACGCAAGATGGGTGTGCCACAAACTGGTCAAAAACCAACTCAAAAAGAAGAAGTTGAATTGGATGAAGTTAAGATGGCCGACTTGCCTGTTA